TAAGAAGTATGTGTATTTGCATGAGTGGGGTCATGCACTAGGACTTGAACACCCACACGATGACAGAGACGGTGACATATGGAACGATACTGATACTAATGATACAGTAATGTCTTATAATTGGATTGCACCAGTGAGAGCATTTCGACCTGCTGATGTTGATACTATTACTGGTCTATATAATTTAAAAAATGTATCGGGAACCGCACCTTCAGAAGAAATCGGATGAGTGCGCCAAAGTCTGGAGAGAATGGTTTGAGATGTTTAGTGATAAAGAAAAAATGAATCTTCCTGAGTGTAAAGAATTGCGGGAAAAATGGTTTAAATGTTGTGATGAATTTGGAGAAATGGTAGGTCAGGAACTCAAAACAAACCCTAGATACAATACTTTAAATGATTGATGAATTTAACTATATAATGCAGTTGTATAAACTTTTATGAAGTTTCTTTTTGCATTTTTAGCAACCTTTTTCCTAGCTCTTCCTGCTTGGGCAGTAGATGTTCAGATGGGCGCCAATGGCAATTTAGTATTTGAACCTGCAGAGGTATCGATTGCTGCTGGCGAATCAGTACATTTTATTAACAACATGCTTCCTCCCCACAATGTAATTGTTGAGAATCATCCTGAACTTTCTCACGAAGGTCTAGCAATGTTACCAGGAGAGGACTTTGAGGTTGCATTTTCTGAACCAGGAGATTATACTTACTGGTGTGCTCCACACAAAGGTGCGGGCATGATTGGAACCGTACATGTCTCATGAACCACCAATTCCCCATGTCATAATGCTCATCGTTTTATTTTTATGTGCTATTGCTACAATAGTTGGGGGATACTTTCACGGTAACATGCATTTAATTACTGTATTAAAAAATGCTTTTACAACATGAATCACACTGACCACACATTTTACGAACACTTATTTCATATGTTTCTTTGTTGCGTCGCCGGTCTGGGAATCGGCACCCTAGCTGTCTGGGGATACCAAAAAATTAAACAAAATAAAAATCATAACCCATGAAAATTTTTTTAGACACTGCAGATTTAAATGAAATTCGCAAAGCAAATCAAACTGGTCTTGTAGATGGGGTTACTACAAATCCCACTCTTATTTTGAGGAGTGGGAATACCTTATATTCTACAGCAAAACTTTTATCTCTAGAATATCCACATTTTGAAAGTATTTCTACTGAAGTAGTTGCTGATACTGCAGAAGAAATGGTTGAGCAGGCAAAACAGTATATTGAAATTGGCAAATCAATCACTATCAAAGTTCCATGTACTGTTGAAGGATTGAAAGCTTGTAAAGAACTTTCTGATGCTGGAGTCAAAACTAATGTGACTTTAGTATTCTCTGTTGCTCAAGCAATTATGGCAGCAAAAGCGGGAGCAACTTATGTGTCTCCTTTTGTTGGTCGTTGTAATGATAATTCTTTTAGTGGTGTTGAATTAGTTCGTGCTATTGCAGGAACATATAACGTCCATGGCGTAGACACTCAAGTTCTTGCTGCAAGTCTTAGAGATTGTCATCATGTCTCTAGATGTTATTTGTATGGTGCTAAAGTCGTTACAATGCCACCAAAAGTATTTTGGGCAATGTATGATAGTGTTTTGACTAGAGAAGGTTTATCTTTATTCCAAAACGATTGGGAGGAAGCCCAGAGGCATGGAAACACTTAATAGTTACATATTAAATGTTACTGTTTCAATTCTCGATTTTCTATACAGAGGTCGAGACATACAACGTTTTTGGGTGCTTGAGACTATTGCTCGGGCACCCTATTTTGCGTTCTTAAGTGTCCTACATTTTCGTGAAAGTATGGGTCTTCGAGGTCCAGAACATTTGTACTTGATGAAAGAACACTTTGCCCAAACGGTCAATGAAACTGAACATTTAGAATATATGGAAGGTAGAGGCGGCAATTCTTATTGGATTGACCGCTTTTTTGCTAGGCATTTAGTTCTTATCTACTATTGGATTAATGTAATTTATTATTTGGTAGCTCCTCAGTTTGCTTACCATCTTGCTGCTGAAGTAGAACTTCATGCCACAATGACATATGCGAAATACCTGACAATACATGACGATTCAGAAATAGTCGCTATTATGAATGATGAGGTTCAACACTACCAAGAACTTATGGATTCTATACGATTTGCAAATGGTACTTATCTTACGAGAGATGAACGAGAAATTAACACTGAGAAATTGTCCAAAATGCTTGAAGAGTTTAGTGTCCGCTGAAATTAGTGAGGCTGTTAAACCATTTTGCGAGTTAGGAGCATTTCATTCATCAGCACTTTTTTCTGATAATGGATGGATTTGTCCTCACTGTAAGGAGGTATTGCAATGAAATCGATTGTAATTTTTGGCGCTACTGGAGATCTTTGTCGAAGAAAACTTATACCATCATTGTATAAGTTGCATAAGAAAAATCTTTTACCTGAGGGATTTTTGATTATAGGTTCTTCCAGAACAGAACATCGAAAAGAAACTTGGGTTAAAACTCTTGGAAGTTATTGTGAAGATTTTTTGCATAGATTGGATTATGTTTCTTGTGATTTGGAAAATCCCGAGACATTAAAATCTTTATATGATTATGATGATAATACATATTTTCTTTCGGTTCCTCCTGAAAGATATGCTTCTGCAATTGAATGTCTTAAGCAAACTGGAAAGTTGGATGACCCAGAAAAATCTAGAGTAGTTATTGAAAAACCATTTGGATATGACCTTAAATCTGCTGATAATTTACAATCAGTAGTTAATAGGCATTTGAGAGAAAAACAGGTATATCGTATTGACCACTATCTTGGTAAAGATACTGTTAATAATATACTTGCCACTCGTTTCAGTAATATTCTTCTGGAACCACTTTGGAATCGCCAATACATTGACGAGATTCAAATCTTTGCGACCGAAACTATTGGGTGTGATGGTCGTTCACAATATTATGAGACTTCTGGAGCAGTAAGAGATATGCTTCAGAATCATATGCTTCAGGTTTTGGCATTAATTGCGATGGAAGCTCCTTGCAAAATGGATGCAAAAGAAATTCGTCGCGAAAAAACAAAAGTTCTTGCTGCTACTAGTTTAGGGAGGGATGTAATCCTTGGGCAATACAATACTTACCGTTCTGAGAACGGTGTTAATCCTGAGTCTAATACTCCTACCTTCGTCGCTGGTACTTTATATGTCAATAACTGGCGTTGGCAGGGGGTTCCTTTTCACTTTATGACTGGCAAAAAAATGCCATATCAATGTGTAGAAGTTGTAATTAAATTGAGAGAACCTCCTATCAAACTTTATGATGGTGAGGTGAACGATAGAATTGTTATTCGGTTACAGCCAAATCCACATCTTGACATTAGAATGGATATTAAGGCTCCCGGTCTTAATAATGATTTGGAATTAGCAACTTTAACACATGCTTATCCTCAAGAAAGAGCAATTGATGGATACGAAAAACTTCTTTATGATGCTATCAATAGCGATCAATCGCATTTTGTTCATTCTGAAGAGGTTCTAGAATCTTGGAGAATTGTTGATGATTTATTGTGTACTGGTGATTCTTGTCCTATAAGAACAATTCCATATCTGTACGATTCTGGAACATGGGGACCACAGCATAAAATAGACCAAATTACAAATTGGGATTATCCTGCGTAAAATGATACATCAAGTAGCACACTTTTCTCGGATTGTTTTAAATAATCCTTGGACCATGGGGTTTATGGCATGGTGTTTGGTTTTTGTTCCAATTGCTGGCATATGGGCAGTTCATAAGTACAAGTGGGAACATTGGGAACCTTTTAGTAAAAAATCACATTAGTTAAATGGAAGACCAAGTTACAAGAAAAGAAGTCCAGGAGATGATTGATGCAGCAATACGACGACACAACCGTAATGCTTCTATCATTAGTATGTGCGTCGGTTGGGTGGTTCTTGCTTTATTTGCTGAAGGACTTCTGAGATTGATAGGAGTTATACCACCAGTATTCCCATGGTTGAATATCACATTGTAGAATGGTTAGGGGTAATAACCCTATTTCTTTTCGGTATAACTATGATATGCCAGGGTCATTTTATTTTTCACGGT